TAGAGAAAGAAGAAAAAATAGGTTAAAGAAGAAATAATGGCAGCTAAATATTTTTTTGGAATAGCATATAAGTTTGGAAGACCTTATGTACAAGGTGCATCAAAAAAATTTCAAAAGATGTTTGATAAAGAATATATGGAGTCTAGAGCTGCTGGATCTAGTACAGGATCAGCTTTCAAATCAGCAGCTGAAAAAGTTAATAAAAAATTAAAAGAGTTTCCAAAAAAAGATAAATAATGGCATTAAAATCAAAAGCGCTTAGAACTATAGATGACTTAACTCCAAAACAAAGAAAGTTTGTGGACATACTTGTGGCTAATTGGGGTGAGATTACAAAAGCTGAAGCCTGTAAGAGAGCTGGTTATGAGGCAAAGAACGACAAGAATTTTTCAGACATTGGAAGTAGATTAACCCTGCGAAGACACAATCCGCATGTAGTTAAATATTTAGATCAACAGCTTGAAAAAGCTAGAGCTAAATTTGAAAAAGACAAACTACGTAGATACAAAAGATTAGAAAAGTATGCTGACAATGCGTTTGCAGATAAGCAATATGCATCAGCTATAAATGCTGAATTTAGATCAGGACAATTAGCTGGTCTTTATGTAGATAAAAAAGAAGTCAAAGTATCAGGACTGGAGGGTATGTCACGTGCAGAGCTTGAAAAGAAACTTGCAGAGCTTACAAACAAGATCGATGGTTTCAACGCCAAAACGATCGAAGTTAAGCCAGAGACAAAAGAATTACTTGAAAAGTAACAATTGGACTTCTTTTATTACTATTTTTAACGAGGTGCATAACTCAGACCTCAATATTAATTTAGGTAAGATCAATGTTAAAACGGAAGAAAAGTAAATATAAACAAGCTCTTGTTGGTAATAAAAAATATTATTATTACAGAATTTATTGGTTAGATCCTTGCGGGGATGCTGGACACAGGGATGCAGAAGAGGTAAAAAAATTAAAGCCTGCTAAAATGATTACACATGCTTTCGTTTTTGATAAAGACAAGAAATATGTATGGACTTTTGCTAGTTATGACAGTGAAGCTGCTGTATTTTCCGACTGTAATGTTTTGTTAAGATCTAGTGTAACTAAACTTGAAAGAGTGCTTAACCGATCTGAATAAATTATGAAAAAGCGAGAGTCAAAGCTATGGCAAAGGATTAAAAAAAATATAATAAAACCACATTTAATACGCGTAGAATCTAATACTATTAACGGTATTCCTGATGTAAATGGTTGTTGGAATGGTAAAGAGTTTTGGCTTGAACTTAAATCGGACAAGGTAGGATATCCGAAGCTATCTAAATGGCAAATCGCTTGGATTAACAAACGAATTAAACACGGTGGTATAGTAATCATCTGCAATGAGACCCTCTCGGAGAGGGCTATTAAACTTTACAGACCGTTGTCCGCGATTACTGATGCTCGTTTACTGAAACCTCGGTGCTCGTTCTCGTTTCCCGTACATTGGCCATCCTTCCAGGAAGCTCTCTGGGAGCTTCTGGATCTCCCTGCAGCGAAGTCTCGTTCTCGTTCTCGTGACGAAGGTCAACGAATCGTTAAAGAAATGGAACTCCATCAGGGAAGCCTGTGCGGCCAGGACTTGTCTGGTATCTGATTCTCGTTTATTCTCGTTCTTGGGGGCCAACTTTTATATCATTGTTTTCCGTTGAGCCCCCATCTGCAGCTTCCTATCAGCGAAGCTCTCGTTCTCGTTTCAAGGAAAGGTAATGGTAAATACGTGTAATCATTAGGGAGCTACCATCCTGGTGGACAGCTTGGTACAAAAAAGCACCTGAACTTTACGCTTGACTTTTCTCCCATCTGGTCTTATGTATACATCGACCCTGAAGGCAATCCAGTTTCTAACTGAGATCCGATTCAGAGTTATTACAGCGGGCTAAGTCTGCAAAGCGCTCAATCTCAGGATAGCTTTTAAAGCAGGCCTGAGCTTGGCCCGTTAACAACGAAAGGATGACAATGAAGAAGCAAAGAATAAAAAAAGAAACAATTGAAGACAAACCTAAAGCAGGAAAGATCTATGCATTAACAGGTACCTCGAGCTCTCGTTGCATCGCCAACGGTAATACATGGTCAGAGTCAGAGGTGAAAGATCCTGCAGACCAGGAGCTGCGTGGACAGGAGGATAGAGATTTGTAAATGACCTCACTGATTCTAATTCTCGCTTTGCTCTGGCCGAAGGTTACAATGCCGGTTCTTGGTATTCTTGTGCTGATGGTAGTGGCAGCTTGGTGAAGCTGAAGCTCTCGCTCGTTCTCGTTGGCACGCGCCTTGGTTAGAACTATTCTAAAGTAAGTACCATCTGCTTCCCAGCAGAGCTATCTACAATTTTTTTATTTGACTTCTTGGTGGGATATGATAAGACAATGGGGTCAAGTGGGTTTGAGTGAAAGACCTCAAAGTAAAAAAGTTCCTACTTGTCTAGGGTCGAGTCGGTTTAGTCCGTAAGAGTGAAGTTTTGGGAACTCCTAACCGAAAGACACAGTTTGGCTGTGGGTTACTTGACCCAGTAAAAGATAACAAAGGAGAATAATATGGGACTAGATCAATACGCACATCTGCGTAATAGAAAAATAGATTGGGCGAAATACTATGACGGAGACGAAGAAGAGCAAAAGGACGTTTTCGTTTGGAGAAAGCACGCAAGACTTCAAACATTTATGAATAAAATGTTTGAGAAACAAAACGAGGTACGACTAAAGAAAGAACAGGAAAGGAATGAAAGGGATAAAGAATTTAATCCTTTTGACTTGTCACATCTAGGTATGAACGGCTATGATGAAGTTTATATTACTGATGATGTCGTTAAAGATTTAGAAAAGGAAATTAAATCTAATTACCATAATTCGTTCACGCCAGATGGTTTCTTCTGGGGTCAGCAGTTTCAAGAAGAGAGTGTGAAAGAATATAAATCACAGGATTTGAAGTTTGTGGACTTTTGCAAGAAAGCAATTAAAGACGGCAAGACTGTCGTTTATACTTGCTCGTGGTAATGGTTGGATTATTTTTATATCTCTCGCCCTTGTGGGTTATCTACATTCTGCTGTTGTTTGATATAGTAAGTTTGAACTTTGTTTTTAATTTGTTCTAGTTTTGTCTGTGGACGACCCATTATGAACAGAACCCATAATGGACACATATTTAGCTTGCTATTAATATGGGATATGCTAAGACGGGCTATTACTAACACTAACAAAAGGAAAACAATGAGTGCTGTAAAAAAACTGAAAGCTGATGAAAAAAAAGTCATCTTAGCTTATGCAGTAAATAAGTTGCAACTTAATCGTTTATCCAAAGAGTTGGATACAATAAAACAAAACGTAGTTAATGTTTTTGAGAGATCAAAACAAAACTTAATTATTGTTCAAGACGAGAATGGTTGTAGTTATGGAGTGCAGAAAATCAGACGAAAAAGAAAAAAGTTTGAGACTGCTAACTTCAAAATAAAACATAATGATTTATTCAATCAGTTCTGTACTGAAATTGAATATAATGAGTTCAAAGCTATTGGTGATAACAATGACAAATAGTTTGATGAACATATCAAAAGTATTAGCCGAGCAATCGGCTAATACTCAACTTACTGACAATGTTAAGTTAGAGCCTGATGCAATCAGTAAGTTAAATTATGAAGTTATGTATAAAATGTTAGAGGGCGAGGTAGAAAAACTCATATTAGAAAATGAGGGTAACCCTTTAATAGATAACTTTAAACAAAAGATTGTAAAAAAATTTAGTTACTTAATACAAAAATTAAGTAGCTAACTACAACCAACAACTCGTAGCGCTAACGCGCTACGGGTTTTCTCTTATAGAAGGTTCAACAAAACCTGCAATTCGATTTTTTAATTTCTTTTTTCGCTGGTCGCGTCCATATACAAGGTACTTGTATATTACAAGAGTTTATAGCAAGTTGGATAGAAATAGTGTATGCTGAAACGGTATGATATAAAAGGGGACCCAAAAAAACAAAAATTTTAGATGAGCACATTAGATCAATTAACAGACGATGAATTAAGAACCTTAATTTTAAAGAAACAGATCGAATATATAAAATTATGTCAGGATAACTTTTTATTATTTGTGAAAGCTATGTGGCCTGATTTTATATGTAGGCAAACACAGGACCCAGAAAACTGGGGGCACCATCAGATTATAGCAAATGAGTTTCAGGATATAG